ACATCGGCAAGTTCTTCTGCACTTTTGGTTATCGGGCCTCTAAGTTGCGACTGCCTTCCAGCCGCAACTGCTGGCCCAAAGTTAATGCCAGATCCAACATTAACGTCGAATCGGCCTCCGGGGTACATGCGGATAGGAACTTGTCGCCCATCACGCATACCGAGCGTTTGCAAAGCACCTAGTTGGCGTTGATATTCTTGAGGGTTTAGAGAAACAATGCCTCCGTTTGCATACTGACTTGGGTCATAGGCAGCGTACTTGCTACCAGCGCCACTAACATCCATATCAAAGTCATCGCCAGCATAAGCTAAAGATTCACCAAGCAATCCATAGGCGTTGTCTAATTCGGCTTTCTTATCAGCCTCCCTGTCGCGGTACATTTGCTCGTACCCTTCTTCCATCTCTATCTGGCCTTGCAGACCACCGCCAATAGCTATTGGAAGTATAGCGCTCTTGCTCGCCAATCCTTTACCTGTTGCAGTTAAAGCATCTTTACTTGAGAAGGGCTGAGCTACTCGCTCTAAAAAACTAGGCGCACTTGCTGTTTTAGTCAACACGCCATCAATATTTTCCAACCCAGTTCTTTGGGTAAACATCTTGTCTTGTAAGCTTTTAAATACCGAATCGGCAGTTCCCGCTGCCTTTGCAGTCTCAGTGGCTGTCCCTTTTAGCGCGTCTAGCGCGGCTGCATCCAACCCTTCTGGAATTGATTTAAGAGCGCCTTCTGCAATCCCAGCCGCCACGCCAGCATCACCAGCAATTACCCCGGCTTCTGCGAGCGTTTTACTTGTTTCTGCTGCGCCGGTTCCAACGTCAGCACCACCACCCAAAACACTTCCAAGACCAAAACTTGTAATACCAGACGCAAGACCCTTTTTGAGGTCGCCAGTCACGGCGGTTGTAGCAAGGCCAGAAGCAATACCACTAGCTAATGCAGAGTTAGCGCCAATAGCGCCTAAGACTCCACTTGCGCCTGCTGCGAAGCTACTAGCAGCCGCTCCCGTGCCGATTGCTCCAGCAGCCGCTGTAAATCCCGCAGGGGCAAACATACTTGCTAACATAGGTATAAGGAACGCAAACGCTTCTGGCTGTCCTGTTACGGGGTTGGTTGTTAATCCACCCGGAACCATTGATGACATAGCCTCAACTTCAAGGGGGTTCATGTGAACCATCGTGTTATCGCCGTACCTGCCGTACTGAGACATTTGCTCAGCTTGAGGTTGTAACGGCGCTGGCTGTAGTTGTCCGTTCATATAGTTCATTAGGTTGTCTCCACACCAAATAGGTTAAAGCTGACGTTAGCGGCACTTGCATAAACTTTCAGCACATCCGACTGAGAAAGGCACATTCCAATCACAACAGTCCTTGTCGTTGTAGCAGCTAAAGATTCATCGAAAAAAAGAAATTGTTTGTCATTGGCTGAAGCGTTAGCAACATGAACACTGACTCTAAATGTAATTGCAGATCCAGTCCTGTTGCATATAACCAGTGAGCTAACCGTTGTTTGTGCCAAGTCAGGCACTGTGTACAGAACAGTTGTTGTAGTTGCGCTAGGATCTAACTGTCCAAGTACTTTTATTGCGTCTGTCACGAAGCACCCATAAGTAGAAATTGAAACCTACGCATAGCCAATGAACCTGTTTTATCGCCCTGACTCTTTGCCAAAACAATATCGTTTTCTATTTGATCTAGAGTGAACTCAAGCGTCCTTCTGGTTATTGCCTCTTCCTCTTGATCATATTCTAATAAAGGGATTGGTAAGGGGTTAGTTCTAGTTCCAGACATTAGCGCCTTCCATCCGTTTTAATATCAAACCTTAAATCACCTAGTCTCCACCCGTAGCCAACGCCAGAGCTTTCCAGCCTCACAATAGGGCTTCTAGACCTTGCTCTAACGTGATTCTGAGTCGTAGAGGAGGTTATTGTTGAAGATGATAACGTACTGGGGTCTTGCAGTGGAAAGTCCTTTCCCTTGATTGTCATATTTATTGAGGCGTCAGTAGTTAAGCCGCTGAACGAAAAGTCAGGAATAACCCGACTAATCATCATAAACCTCTCGCCATCATTTATTTCAAGATCGCCACTCTCAACATAAGCCGTCATTGCTGCACCATCATCATCAAAGCCATCTTCATGAGAATATATGTAGTTTTCATCTGTGCTTGTAATAATTGAACTAGCTAAAGGCTTGTTTCTTGTTCCAGCACCGCGCCAAGCGCCGCGAATAAGGGTGCCTACGCTCCAAAGGTTTTCTGCATAGTTAAAGGTTACATAATTAGTAACCTCCGTATCGCCCGTGCCTACTGGATAAAACCAACTTACCTCAGAAAACGCATTATTCTCCGCAGCAAAAACTTTGAACGCTTGATCTACATTTAAGTTAGAAAACACAAACTCTTTAACCGAGCAGGGAAGTGGTTGTACTGATCCGTTGTAGGAGTAAAACCCGCCTTTATCCATAAAATATATAGACCCTCTAGCGTTAACCGCTGCGTTAGGGCTTATCATTGATATGTCTGAGCTTATCGTCTGAAACTGAAAGGTAAATGGAGCGCCAATAAACCGCATGGAGTGAACACTCACATCGGTAAATATTATGATTTCTTGCCTACCCTGAACCGCTCCAATAATTTGTGATCCAGAGTTAATTCTTACGCCGCCAGCCGTGTTTGTTGCGGTTGGAGTCCAATCGATAGCGTTTTCTTGATCAGAGAATCTAACAAACAACGGATCAATCGCGCTTGATCCTATAGGGTTTGAGCCAAAAGCAATAACGTGCTGGTCTATGTCGCTAACCATTACTTGTAATGCGATTGTCGGCGCGTCAGACGCTCCTGAAATAGTGGTAATGTCCACACCCCTACTGCCAGTCCCGCCAGACTCATCCCAGTAATAAATACCGCCGCCGCGAGGGTTAAAGACTAAGTCTTCTCCAAACACATCTTGGCTAAACAGCCTCAACTGACCAGCAGAAGAAATGCTGCTGACGCTACCAAAAGACGTTACACCCCAGCCAGACGTACTCCAACCAGTACCTGTGACAAAAGCGTTAGTGCCTGTATTTATTTGATACGCACCATCTACACCAGAGCCGCCATTTCCTGTGTCAGAAGAGTTAGCCGCTATTGCGTCGCCAGCGGAATCTTTAGCTATAAACGTGTAAGTGTTTACCGTTGGCACTGAAGTGATTTGATACTCTTGATTTAATACACCAGCAGTAATTACGCCACCAAGCGTTGCCGCGCCAGCTATTGTCACAAAATCATTCACAACAGCGCCGTGAGAACTGTCTGTGGCAGTTATTGTTGAAGATCCATTTGTAGCAGCAAAAAGTATTCCATTCGTGGTGGTTGCTCTTATGGGGGTTATGTCGTTAAACAAGTCTCCAGATACAACATAAAACTTTAAATGAGTGCCAAGGCCTATGTATCTAATAGACTCTAGGGACGCCCAATCGCGTATTGACCTGCAAACTCCTAAGAACGAGGTTTCTGAAAACTTAACCCAACCACCTATTTTTTCTGGGCGCCCTTTCCTAAACCTAATCTTGTCAGAGTCAAACCACCCTGAGTCGGCAGAGTATTCGGTTCCTTCCTTATTTACTCCGGGAGCAAACTGTATCTTGGAAAGAGCCATTCCTAGAACATCCCCCCAAGATTCATATTACTCATAGCCCGTTGAATGTCTTGAGTAGTTAATTTTTTAGGCGTTCTGTTATTTGTCATTTTAGTTGTGTTGGGCTTTGATGGTATGTTTCCTACACCATTCAAAAGAGCTTCATTAAATTTGCTATTTGAGGTGTTTGCGCCAGATCCGCCGTTGGGGGTGTTAGTCCCCTTACCAAAGAAACCGCCACCCGGATTAGCTGCTTGCGCGGCTTTTATTCTTTCTGCCTGCTCTGGAGTAAGGTTCGCTCCGCCACTAAACAAGCCGCCAGATGATGGCCCTGCCTCCGCTAATGCAGCTTCATAACCGGGATCTCCGGGGTATATTGCGTTACCACCAAAAAAACTATTCATTATATCTCGCTGTTCTTCGCGAGTAGGTTCTGTGCCAGCAACTAGATTAGCATTTAACGGTGGAGTGTTAACGGGTGCATTTTGCATCATAGAGGCTATGCCGCCTTGCCCACCCTGCCTGCCATTGCCAATAAACCCTCCGTAACTACCACCTTCCCCGCCAATATTTGGATCAAAATATTCACGCTCCGGGTTGGAGTACGGGTTGTTTGAGTAGTCAACTTCGCTATACCCTACTGGAGCATCAAATCCTCGCTCCCTTAGCTCTGCGTTTTGCTCGATCTTTTGACGAGCAGTTTCGGCAGCATCGGCAGCTATACGATCACTTTCGGCTTGCGCTTCAGTCGTTACACGATCACGCTCTGCTTGCGCTTCAGCCGCAGCCACAGCTTGCTCATAA